CAAAGAACGATTCGGACCAAATGGGCCAAGTTTATTTAATTTTTAATTCGTCCCAATTTTAATGGGACACTAGTGAATGAAAGTAGCAAATAAAAAGAAATGAGTTTATCAATAGGCGCACACGTATATAAGAAATTAAGCGACTCTACAGAGTTGGCAAAATTGGTTTCTGATAAAATATATGCGATTTCGACCAAAACGGAAACATCTTTTCCGTTTGTGATCTACAAACGCAACTCCTTAACGCCGGAATATACGAAAGATAGGTACGGCACGGGTGACACAGTTTCGGTTGAGATCGTTGTCGCCAGTGATAACTATTTGAACTCTGTTACAATCGCGGAAGAGGTACGTAAATCACTCGAAAACAAACGAGGAAGTTATGATAACTTCGATGTGATCGATTCTAAACTAATTAGCGCGAATGAGGATTTTATAGAAGATACTTTTATTCAAAGCCTCGTATTCTCATTTAAAACTGAATAATTAACTAAAACACGATAAAATTATGAGTAAAGCAAAATCAGTGTTAGGAAAAGACCTAATGTTATTCATCGACGGTAAAGCCATCGCACTTGCCACATCTTGCAAATTGGGGCTTTCGGCTGAAACAATCGACACACAAAGTAAAGATTCGGGTATCTGGACGGAAAAGGACATTAAAAAACTTTCTTGGAACGCTTCCAGTGAAAACGTATTTAGCGCGGATGCAGATACAAACAGTTATGACAAATTGTTTGCATTGTTCATCGCGCATAAGCCCGTAACTCTGAAATTCGGTATTGTAGGCAATCCCGATGTTAATGAAATGCCCGAAGCCGGATGGACGCTTGCGGAAGGAGCATACACCGGAAAGGCGGTTATCACGTCACTGGAAGCAAATGCGCCAGACGGAGACAAAGCAACATTCTCTATTTCTTTCGAAGGAACCGGACCGCTTGCAAAAGAGGAAGCTAGTGAATAACTTATGGGCGGTGTTTTGCCGCCCTCTAAACGATTTATTTAATGAAAACAATATCATTTAACGGAAAAGATTTCTCTTTAAAATATACGCTTCGTGCGTTCTTTGTGTTCGAATCTATATCCGGCTATCCGTTTCAGTTCGGGAAATTGCTAGATGAATACCTTTTGTTTTATTCGTTCCTGATCGCTAGCAATAAGGATTCGTTTAATATGGCATTTGACGAGTTTATAGAATTGTGCGAAAATGATTTGACTCTATTCGAACAATTCAAAGAGTTTATTTTGGATGAAATCGAACTACGTTCGCAATTGGCGGGAAATGACGTAAAAAAAAAGAAGGTGACGACGCAGAAACGAAAGCAGTAAGTATTCGCGAACTTTATTCGCGCGTTGTCGGCGAGGGCGGGATCGCGCCCGATTACTTCCTCGATAAAATGGACTTTATCGAGGTTGAGTCGTTTATAGACGGATTGAATCGACGCAATCGGGAAGCGTGGGAACAAACTAGATTGCTAGCTTTCATTATAGCGCAATCTAATAGCACAAGAACGCTAAAGCAAACCGATATACTCCGGTTTCCGTGGGACGAAGAAGAAAAGAAAGATACGAGCGTAACGGACGAAGAGATGCAACGGTTACGAGCTAAGGCAAAAGAAGTAGAATCACAATTAAACACGCATAAAGATGTCTGATATAGTAACAAGATTATTGCTTAAAACGAATGATTTTGACGCAAATCTAAATAAGTCGAAGAAGAATGTAAACGGGTTTCAAAGCGACATTTCTAAAATGTCCGGCGTTGCAGTATCGGGAGTTATGAAGTTCGCCGGGGTTCTTGGTATTGCTGTAACTGCCTCGGAGGGTTTCAATAAAGTAATGAATAGCAGTCAGACGCTAGGAGATGAATATGCCCGTACTATGGACGGCTTAAAAGGTGGCGTAGACCAATTTTTCTACTCTATCGGTAGTGGAGACTGGACGCCGTTCATGAACGGGTTAACCGAAACTATACGTCTAGCACGCGAAGCATACAACGCGATGGATCAATTAGGAAATACAAAGATGTCATTCTCTTATTTTGATGCAAAGAATCAAGCAACCATACAAGAACAAATAACTATCTTAAAAGATAAGGATTCAACAGAAGAGCAAAAGAAAGCAGCTAGGGAACTATTAGACAAGACGCTGAAAGACCAAGAGGAAATCGTAGGACAATATAAGCAAAGAAGTCAAAACGCATTACAAGCAATGGTAAAGGCGGCAATAGGACTTGACGGCGTAGATGTTTCGGCAATGGATATAGATAAAGTGTTGAGATTAGATGTATCTTCGGTAGGCGATAAACAAAAGGCACAATTAGCGAAACAGTATAAAGACTTCGTAGATGAATACGATCGTTTAAAAGCCAAATTCACAACTTACGAAACGGTGGGTTCTGGAATGAATGTGCACACGGTTACAACAACAGATACAAATGCATTGAGTAAGGCAATAAGTCCGATGTTATCGAAGTATCAGGATGCAATACAATATAACGCGATTTTAGTAAAGAAGAGTGATGAATGGTTGCAGAATTTAATAAACGTTGCAACGGCGGCAGAGGCGGCGGGACGGAATTTATCTAGTATGACGAAAGCGGCGAACCGTGCTTCACAGTCAGGGATAGGCGGGAAAACGCCAAAGGAAGAACCGAAAGAGGGCTCTATCGCTTGGTATGACACGCAAATCGCAGAGCAAAATAAAAAACTTATTGCTGAAACCGACATGCAAGCGCGTTCCGCCATTCAAGCAACAATTAATGAACTCGAATCAAAGAGGATAAGTTTAAAGTTTGTTGTAGAGCAAGAAACGTTCAAAAGTGCTCATGGTGAAATGAAAGACGGCACTTTGTCTCTTCCGGTAAAACCAACGTATAAAGATAAAGTTCCTAATCATGGGAAAGAAGGTAAAAACTTAAAGTTGCCGAAATATGATCCACTTTTTAAAAAAGAAGATATAGACATGAATGAAAGGTATGCCGAATCTCTATCTGTAGTTGGTAGTATTATGGGGTCTTTATCTGGAATAACCAATGAAAGTGCGGCGGCGTATCTTCAATGGGGCGCAAATGTTATATCCAGTATTGCGCAAGCTATTCCGGCTATTCAATCGTTAATAACTGCGAAACAGACCGAAGCAGTAGTTAGCGGCGTAGCTTCCGCAGCAGAAACGCCCGTTGTCGGTTGGTTATTGGCGGGAGCCGCCGTTGCTGCCGTCGTCGCTGCAATGGCTAGTATTCCTAAATTCGCAACGGGTGGTATTGTGCCTGGCACATCATTCACAGGCGATAAGGTTCCGGCTTTACTCAATTCAGGCGAGATGATTTTAAACGGATCACAGCAAAGTAATTTGTTTCAAATGCTTAATAGCGGTTTATATGGCTCCTTATCGCAAAAGATTGCACCGTCTGCAGAAAATGGAAATCAGCCCGCAAACGTAACGTTTCGCATACATGGAAGAGATTTGGAAGGAGTTTTGAGTAATCATTATAATCAGAAAAGCAAAGTAAGATGAAACTAAGATATTATTCAGAGTTTAAGAGCAGGAAAGACAAGACGTATAGAATCGAAATTCATACGGTCTTTGCAACGTATTCCGAAGAACTCACCCTAACAGATAGCCCGTTTACTGTTGAGTATGAATCGGACACTCTATACAAACCGTTGAAAATGTCTAATTCGGTAACAAGCATATTGACAGATAGAATTTTATCAGACCTATATACAGCCGAAGGGCAAAATATAGAAGTTCGTTTGTATAATAAAACCGATGATGTTTTAGAGTGGTTTGGATATATGAGTCCAAATTTATATTCGAGCGATTATATAACTCCGCTTAATATAGTGGAGATACAGGCAATCGATACTATTTCCGTTTTGGAAAATAAGAAGTACTCTTATATTAATTCTTCCGAGGTCTATTTTAAAAGTTTCAAAGATGTAATAATGCACATTCTTGATATTGCCGATCCCGGAAAGATTCTAAACAAATTGTACTTTCAAAAAACTAATAGAATCTCGAAAGATGTTTCTACTTCTTTGATAGAAGATATTTATATACATGAACGAAATTTCTTTGATGAAGCTAACGAACCGATGAATTGCAGGGATGTTTTGGAGGAAATCTTGAAATATCTAGGAATGACATTAATTCAGTATCAGAATGCGTATTATATGATCGATTACGATTATATAAAGAATGAAAGTCTTTCTTTTTTTGTTTATGATCGAATGAGTAATACGTGCGAAAGCATGGAAACTCATTCTGCATTATTAAATGTGTATTCGATTGGTATTGCTGAAAGTACGGGAAGTATATCTCTTGGGGATGTGTATAACAAAGTATCTGTTGTTGCTAATATGAATCAAATAACCACCTTATGCCCTAAATTGCTCGACGATGAGAAGGACATAGTAAATCAAAATTCCGATCCTAATAAATATTATATATCAAATAGAGATATAGACGGCAAGAACTATACGCTTCTTAATTCATTCTTTAAATCTAAAGAAAATTGGGATTATTTGAGTCCGAGCTTTTCTTTTCTTGATGTTCCGGTAAAAGACGCGGAAATAACTATTGACAACGTTAATAATATATATTCCGGTGTGACGTGGCAGAAGTACAGTGATTACACAACGGAAGATGGGGAGCCATCTTCTTTGAGTTGGAATACTTGCGTTTCATTCCTGCAAGCGTATAATATGTTTGGTACTTCTCGAAAGACTCTTTTAACTTTGAAAAACGGAGAGTATTCTTTATTCAAAGGTGGGTATTTCATAATAAATATCGCTTATAGAATGTCCGGCTCTTTTCTTCCAAATGATATTATAAAAACGTCCGATGAAGTATATTCGAATACTAAATACGGCGCAGGATTTGATCATACTATGATGCCATGTAAGTTATATATAGATGATTATTATTATGATGGCGAAGTATGGAGAAATAGTAAGTATTATATGGATCGTGTCGCTCGAGACTATTATAAAGTCACATACAACTTAACCTATCGAGGGGCTATATGGTATAGATATAAAGATAATTTTGGAGATTGGAGGTTCGTTAGTAAAGGTGAATATGATTCAGCTAGCGGCGAAAAGGCTTCTGGCGGATATGATGATGCAAATAAAGTCTATGCGTATAGAGAAAATGGTGAGAGTATTTTTGTCGAAAAATGGTATCACGATGAATGCATTCTTAAAGATGGCTTCTATTTGGTTCATATAAACAAAGAAGGCGACAAAGTTTTCGACGAAGAAAAGAAGTTAACGAATACCGTTAGTTATAGATTTAATCTGTATGACTCAACGGATGGCGTAGCGATTAAACTTCCAGAAGATAAAATATTGTGCGGTAAGATAAATTTTGAGTTAAGCACTCCGAATCATTTAGGGGTACATCCTATGTACCGAACCGATGGGGGCTGTCATCCGTGTACTGCTTTTCATATATCTGATTTCACATTCAAGTACACTAATAACAAAGTAACTTACGATATTTTTAATGATGCAGTAGATGATTCCGATGTAGTTTACAGTAACGTAATAAACGACAATAATGTTACAGAAATGGACGACATCGAATTACTAATCAATTCAAATGCAAAGAATATTTCGTCTTATTCAAATTGCGCTACCAAATCGGGGGATAAATTCGATTATTTAAAAACGGTATATAGTCCGTTGCACGATAAAAATGTATTGCCGGAACAAATATTAATAGATAAGCTTTACACGCATTATAAAGCTCCTAAATTTAGATACAGCAATAATTTGAATCGTGGCTTTTCGATACTGTCTAGGATTTACGAAAATTCCCTCAAAAGAGAAATGGTCGTCGATCAAATGAATATTGATTATGCAAATGAAAGTTGTAACGTGTCATTAACAGAAACATGATAGAGATAGAAAACAAAAAAGTACCGCATTCGTTTCGGAATAAATATTTACGCAATTCCGGTTCGGTAAGTTTTAGTACATCTACTCCAACGCCGACTAATGGCGGAGGTGTGACTTTGGATGTGCTAAAAGTGGATGATAGACGTGTTGTTTCAGATGATAATGTATTTTCTTCTCTTCGCACTTTACTTGAAATAAAATCCCGTATTATAGCATTAGGGAATATTGATACTGCATTATCCAATGATAATACTCTTTCTTCATTACGTATTATGAACGAGATATTATCGAGAATTATTGCAGAAGATGATACTAAAACAAAATTGTCAGATGAAAATGTATTTTCGTCACTTCGCACAAACAAAGAGCTTGATATTATCAGTAAGAAAATAGACAAAGCTATTGAGTCTTTGAAAGATTTGTATGTATCCAAAGTATATGATGATACTGCAAAAGGACATATAATACTTGACAATGGAGCAACATCAGATTTTATTCAATCGAAAAACTTTGTATCTGGTGCATTAGGAACCGGATATTTGATTAAACGTGATCCAAATACGGGTAAATCTTATGCCGAAGTAGACGAGCTTTATGTTAGATTAAGAGCCATATTTGATTCTATTGAAATCAAGGAGGCAAAGCATGTTTCCGGTGAACTTATCTTATCTTCTGCTAGCATAAAATGCGCTAAAGTGGATAATATAACAGAATTAGCTTTGTGCGATATGAATGGTACGCCTCTATATGATATTAACGACGTACAATTACTATCTTCTGAAAGGCGTTATCGCTGCTATTTCACAGCTGATGATGGAGAAAAAGCAGTGTTAAGTAACTTTGTTATTGGAGATTTTGCGCAATGCAGGCAGTTTAATATAAAAGAAGGAGCTTATGAAGGTGTAACAAATCGTTATTATTGGCGTTATGTTATGGCTATCGGTGATAATTACATCGATCTATCAGTAGATGATTGCGATGTAGGTAGTGATATACCACAAGCGGGGGATACTATTATTCAATTAGGAAACCGAACAGATATAAGTAGGCAGAATGCAATCGTATTATCTGCGTTCGGAGACAATGCACCTTCTAAAGTTTTATATCAAGGGATTAATTCTTATTCTCTTGACGGTAAAGCTGTGATTGAAGAGGGATTCGATCAACAAACGAAACAAGCATATACACGTACATTTGGACGTAGTTATGTTGGCGAACGTGATGAAAGTTCGTATATGAAATATGTTCCCGGTGAAGGATTAACAGCTAGATGTTCCCTGCTTGGCATGTCTAACGATGGAAAGTCGGTTTATGAGCTTAAACCAGATGGAACTTGTTTCTTTGGTACAACGGATCCGGATACAGGTAAGAAAACAGGAATTATACAGGGGGTAGATGTGGTTGTAGATGGGGGAAAACGTACAGGTGTATTTGCTGTGGTTGATGACAAAATTGTATTCGAACTCGATCCTGTTCGCAAGCAGTATTCTTTCACAGGCACAATTAGCGCCGAAAATGGAGATTTTGGAACATTCAAAATAGAGGGGGATAAAGGCGTTAATGAAGAGGGGAGATATGACAATCGTAGAATTACTTTTGCAGGTCCGAAAACGGATGGCATTCTCGCAAGTATGGAAAATGTAGATGTTCCGTTAGCGTTTCCCATTCCTTACATTGCAGCATCTGGCGGTAAACGTAATGTTGGTATGTATCTTAAATCTGATATATCAGATACAGAAGATATGTGGATGAATAAAACATTAATTGCTTATGGAAATTCCGAGTTTGAAGGGATTTTAATACAATATGGAAGTCGTTTCAAATGTGGGTTGGATTTAGAGACTAGGCGTTTTGTGCGCAAATTTACTGCTTCCAATGAAGTACAAGAGTTAATTAATAGTAGGTATATAATGTATATAAACGCTAATTTACACAATACTTATATATTGCATTGTAATGGCTACTCTAATTGCAAGCTCATTCTACCCGAATATAAAAACTTTGATTTAACCGATTATGCGAGAAATGGCGGTAATTTGATGAGTGAGTTTAAGTTTATAGCTCATCCTACTAATAAATACCCCATTACAATACAAAGCAACCCGGATGGATCACTTACTTATACTAACCGTCCGACGATGTATAATCAAGGCACTAATATAGCGAGCATTCAATTATCACCCGGAGGATGTGTTAGCATTGCACTTGCTTTATTTCGGGATAATGAGGGGGATAAAAGCGAATCGCTTTATTATAGAGCTATTGTAACGAACATATATTAATCATATAAACATAAAGTTATGGCAGGAGAAAAATATAACATTCAGTTGGAGGCGGTCGAAATATTCAATCGGCTTATACAAATTCCTCAACTAGCGGAAGGATTGAGTAATTTGTTGCAAAATTTTGATTCTCATAATCATGATATACGCAACGATGAGCGTTATCAGCCTCTAGGCGATTATCAGCCGTTAGGCAATTATGCCGCTTCGATTCATGAGCATCAAGCGTCTGATATTCAGGAAACAGCAGACAAAAAAGTCATGACTGCGGAGGAAAGAAATATACTAAGTACTCTCGGAACTAAGTCAATTTTGGCAGAAAGTCAAAGCTTAGGACAAAATGGGTATCTGAAATGTAGTAATGGATTGCTAATCCAATGGGGAAAACATTCCGGCTCTACTTTTCCAAGTGTAACGATTTACTTAACTGAATCCTTTTTGGATGCAGATTATATCATTCAGGGAAGTATCATTAAGGATGCTTCTGATAATAATGTATATTCAGCTTTGCCGATTGCCAATCCTACAAAGAGTTCGTTTAAGTTAGATAGGAATTTCTCTTCTACTAACACTGGAGTTTCGAGTGCTAAGTTTAATTGGATAGCTATTGGACGTTGGAAATAAAACAAAATAGATAAGTATGAAGCAAAAAATGTATTGGAAGAATGGTTTCTACGACACAGCCCAAGAAGGTGCAATAGAGATTACGAAAAAGTATTGGCAAGAATTATTAGACGGTCAATCTGCCGGACTCATAATCGTAGAGAACGAGAAAGGATATCCCGTATTGAAGGAATACAAACAAACGTTATTAGAATTGAAAGCCCAAAAGATATCGGAATTACAGGCGTATGACTCATCCGAATCGGTGAATAGTTTTAGTATTGATAATGTATCCGGTTGGCTAAACAAGGCTACACGTGTAGGTCTCATGAACTCAATTAGTATTGAAAGGGAATCCGGACGATCCGAAACGACTATCTGGCTAAATGATGCAAAGTTAGTCTTATCAATCGAGAAAGCCATTGATATGCTACAACAGATAGAATTATACGCCCTTGCGTGTTACCATACAACACAAGGGCATATCAAAGCCATTAATCAACTGGAAACGAAAGAAGAAATCGAAGCCTACAACTTTAAAACCGGCTATCCCGGAAAGCTAAGCTTCTTTGGATAACCAACGGTATAATCGTAGCTTTCAATCTCTCCGATTGTATTCAATGCCTTGACTGCTGCAATATGTGATTGTGTTACATTGTAGCACTCAAGCGCATACATTTCCAGAGCATTCAACATAGCCAAAGCATCTGATATTGGAATGATATATTTTACTGCATCATACCAAAGCACAGTCTCCGTTTTGCCCGCCTCTTTTTCGATATTAATTGAGTTAAATAATCCAACACGTGTAGACTTATCCAACCACATACTTTTAGCCTGTAAATCAAAAGAATTGACCTCTTTTGATTTGTCAAACAATTGAATCTCAGATACTTTTATTTTTCGCATATCTTCAAGGGAGTACTCGTTTTCTACCAATACAGGATACCCTTCATCATTGGTAACAATGAGCTTCCCGGATGACTGCCCATCCAGAAGTTCCTTATAATTTTCTATAGTTATTTCTACCGCACCGTCTATCGGTGTGTCGTAGAAACCATTCTTCCAATACATTTTTTGCTTCATACTTATCTATTTTATTATTTCCAAATTCCAATGGCAAACCAATCAAAGGATTCACCAGGAAACCCTTTATTACTATTATAGGGATCATAAAAAGTTCCTATGTTTAAAATAAAATCATCTTCCATAACCTATTGCAATCCAATAAAAAGGTTCTTTGTTTGCTTGATTTACAGATACTACAAACGAACTAGCACTTAAACTGGCAATCGTTCTACCAACATAATAATCAGTATAGGCGCTTCGAGCACTAGTTACTACAACATATGATGATCCGTCAAGAAATGATATAGGCAAGTAAACAGTTTGTTTATAATAAGTTTGGTTATCTGTTGCAAATCCCCATTGAACTATAAATTTATTGCTAAACTTTATATATCCATTCTGCCCAAACGATTTTGTAACGATATTAGACATATCTGATTTAGCGTAATTGGTTCCGAGAGAACTTAGCCAAATTATGAGCACTAAAATTGCTACCAATTTTCTACTAAAATGTTTCATGACTTAAATAATGTTGTGATATTATACTATTTCCAACTTCCTATCGCTATCCATCTGAATGGTGGAGCAGAAAAAAACACCCCTGATTCATTTGCATATCTTCTATAAACCGTAAAATATGAAGTATATATAGAACCATAATTCACAGACCATATAGAATTATCCGTATTATCCGCAGAACTAGAAAAAGCTAGGGAAAAACAAGATTTAAAAGATAATGGGAAATTAACAGACTGATTATCCGAAGTGCCAGCACTAAAATACCCCCACTGTATCAACAGTCCATCCGGAAACTTATAATATCCATTTAATCCTAGCGATTTTGTAATGACATTTGAGAAGTCAGATTTGGCAAAATTGGTTCCGAGAGTACTTAGTAAAATGGTATTGTTTGTTTGGGTAATTATATGAGCTACCTAAAGCGATATAAAAAAACATAAAATAAAAACATGGATGAATGGTTAAAAATAATAGGGGCATTAGGAGGATTAGAAGCGATTCGCTTTATTGTTACTTTTCTTGCAAATCGTAAAACGAACGCTAGAAAAGAAAAAGCTACAGCAGATTCTATGGAGCTCCAAAATTTACTTTCTATCATTGACAACCTAAACAAGCAGATCGAACGATACGATGGACGATTGAAACAACGAGATGAGAAAGTAGATACGATTTACCGGGAATGGAGAACCGCACAAGCAGAGGCGCAAAATTGGATGCGCAAATACTACGAGCTTGAATTAGCTTTGAAGGATGCGGAACATAACCGATGTGATCGATCTGATAGCGAATGCAATCGACGAACTCCGCCGCGTAGACCGATAACAATTAATCAAAATAATAAGGAGGTAATAGAATGAAACACTTTACTATTAAAGAGCTTGCGCACTCTGATACGGCGTTAGCGAAAGGTATTGATAATTTCCCAACAGCGGAAGCGATCAGTAATTTAACGAAGCTAGTAGATAATGTACTCGATCCGCTACGCGAGAAATATGGTAAGCCAATCCGTGTTAGTTCTGGGTATCGTAGTGCAATTCTTAATCGTAGTGTTAACGGCGCAACATCTAGTCAACATCGACTAGGGGAAGCCGCCGATATTACAGTAGGGAGTAAAGAAGAAAATCGAAAGCTATTCGAAATAATCAAAAGTGAATTGACTTTCGATCAGTTGATCGATGAAAAAGATTTCTCTTGGGTGCACGTATCATTCAGGGAAGGACGTAATAGAAAACAAGTATTAAAGCTATGAAACGGATTATATATTTCATCTCGTTGCTAATATTGGCAACTTGCTTCGTATCATGCCGGACTCAATACATCCCGCTTGAGTCCGTCCGCACTGAATACAAAACGCGTGATAGTATCCGTTTTGATAGTATCTATCAACGAGATAGCATTTATACGGTCATAAATGGTGATACGGTCTATCAGTATAGATATAAGTATCTGTATCGCTACCTAACAACGAATCAAACGGATACGATTCTTAAAACCGATTCTATTCGTGTACCTTATCCGGTCGAAAAGAAGTTAAACCGATGGCAATCTATCAAAATGGAATTGGGCGGGTGGGCATTTGGAATACTTTTCGTTTCTATTTTGATAATGATAGGACGAATAGTAAATAAGTTAAAAAATAAATAGTAGGTTGAGTGTAAAATTATGGACAGTGCCTTCTTATAGGAACAATACATCAAGCCCCACATAACTTAATTTGTGGGGCTATTATCGCTATTAATACTCTTGAACTAAGTTAGAGCGAAAGTGAATTAATATAATCTATTACTTTTCTATTCGCTTTATCTATTTGTTCTAAATCATAGTCTATGTAAATTCCGGTTGTCTTACATCCGAACTCGTGCCCCAAAGCTAAAGATATAACATCTTTCGATATTCCTATTTTATGCGCTATTGTAGCCCATGTGTGGCGCGATATATAGAATATAAAAACAAAACACAAGAAAAATGCAATTATTGCACAATATATCAATGTATATCAGGTTTTTATAAAAAGAATGTAGAATTGCATTTATTGTTGATTTTAGCCATCGATAGTGTTATTTACAGTTTTTATGTTACTATTTTGTTGTGCAAAAAAGCACCTGTTTTCGATTAAAATCACTATCTTTGTAGAAGAAAATAAGCAATTCAAGTATATGGCTCGTACCAAGAAAATAGAATCAACCCCTGTACGCATCCGGTTCAAGGAACTGGAAAATGGAAACAAGTCTATCTATCTCGATATTTACTACGAGAAGAAGAGGCGGTATGAGTTTCTGAAATTGTACCTTATCCCAGAGAATTCCTCGGAAGCAAGAAAGCAAAACAAGCATACAATGAAAGCTGCTGATGCAATAAGGGCACAACGTATTCTTGAAATATCGAACAACAGAACACCCGTAACCATTTCAGAAAAGGCAAAGGTTTTACTGGTTGATTGGGTAAACGAGTATAAGAACAGAAGTATTCAACAAGGAAAGACATCATCAGAAAACCATGTGCATTCAGCCTTAAAACAATTGCGGAAATACAATGCCAAAGCTCGTTTGTGCGATGTGGATAAGGATTTCTTGGATGGCTTTGTTGAATTTATGAAAGGGCAAAAAGCAAGGCGTACCAAAGTTCCTTTTGCCAAAAAAACCATATCCAATTATCTTGGGGTTATCATTACAGCCTTGAATATGGCAGTTGATGATGATGTGTTGTCTGTAAATCCCGGATTGGCTATTGACAGGAAAGCCATTTGCGGTGAAGAAACTCCACGCGAGTATCTGACTATTGATGAAGTCCGCAAGCTCATAGAGGCGGATGCACCAAGAGCAGATGTGAAAATTGCATTTTTGTTTTCCTGTTTCTGTGGATTACGGTTAAGTGATGTCCGTGCCTTGCAATGGAAAAAAATCATTGAAGATAACGGGAATATTCACATGGAGTTGCGACAAAAGAAAACTGGTCGGATGCTGTACTTGCCACTCAACAAGCAAGCGCAAGCCTATCTGCCTCACACTAAGAGAAGTGCTGAAGATTATGTATTTTCTCTGCCTTGCACTTCTACCATTGATTTACAGTTGAAGAAGTGGGCCCAAAATGCAGGAATCAATAAAAAACTGACCTATCACATGAGTCGGCATACTTTTGCAACAATGGAGCTTACCATGGGGGCAGATTTATACACAACTAGTCAGTTACTTGGTCATGCCGATGTGGAAACAACACAAGTTTATGCGAAAATCATAGATGCTAAAAAAGAAGCCGCTGTATTACTAATAGATTCTCTATTCTAATATTTATAGTCAAACAGAAATATATTGCAAATTTTGCATGTCGCAATTATCTGTGTATCAGTCATAGCAGAAAGAAATTTTTCGTAATTCAATTCTGTTTGACCATGACAATCTTATTTCTATTTTTAAATTATACAGTATGTATTGTTTAATTAAAAATACTGTGTATATTTGCATTTTGTAGAAACAGCCTCTTTATGTCTGTTCCTCAGAAAGCTATGTTATCCATTATTGTATAGTAACATTAATCAAGATAACAAAATGCAATTAATCTTTTCATGAATAATAGTACAACAAAGGTATATGGCACGTACGAAAAAGCAAGTTAAAGTAAAGGAACCTGTCCGTTTACGTTTTAATGAACTCAAAGATGGCAGGAAGTCCATCTATTTGGATATTTACTACAATGGCCGGAGAACTTACCAGTCATTGAAACTCTATCTTGTACCAGAAACGGATGTGTCGGCGCAAATCCAAAATGCCAACACACTCGCAATAGCCAATGCCATTAAGACCGAAAAAATTTTGGACCTGACCAACAAGATAGCAGGTATCACAGACCGTTCGTATAAAGCGAATATGCTTTTCACGGACTGGATGAGAGTTTATCGGCAAGATGTGGAAAAACGGGCTTCGGCATCTGCACTTATTTGGGTAGATCGGGTAACTAATGAATTGGAGAAGTACGATAACAGTGTTACCCTTGCAGAAATAGATAGGGATTATATTATGAGATTTCTCAGCCATTTACTAGATAGACCTGCACTCACACGTGACCATAACCAACTGGCCAAAAATACGGTTTTCCTCTACCTCTCTTATATACGGGCTGCACTGAATTATGCAGTTAAGGAGAACCTGCTCCAGTCAAGCCCATTCAAGAAAATCAAACGGGATATGCTTTCAGGTTCGGAAGCCAAACGTGAATATCTTACAGTAGAGGAAGTAAAACGTCTTATTGCAACTCCTTGCCGTCGGGATGATATGAAGGCTGCATTTTTGTTTTCCTGTTTTTGCGGTTTGCGCATTATGGACATCAAAAACTTGTGTTGGAAACACATTAGTAAAAACGGGAACAGGTGGCAGGTAGAAATACGGCAGTATAAAACCGGCGCATTGTTGTATTTGCCATTGAACATGAATGCACGGAAATGGATGCCGGAACAAGGGGATGCTTCTTCTGAAGACCGTGTATTTCCCAAGTTGAGTATTTGGTATAAAAGCATACTTCGCGATTGGGCCACAGATGCCGGAATAGAAAAGAAATTTTCATTCCACGTGGCGAGGCATACGTTCGCAACGCTGGCCTTGACCGCAGGGGTTGACATCTATACGACAAGTCAATTATTGGGTCATGCCAATATCAGACACACTCAGAGGTACGCACAAATCATCAATTCTAAGAAAGACCATGCCATCTCCCTTTTGGATGACGCATTTATCCAATAACTTAAAACAATAGATTTATGAAGCGTAACCGTAGAAATGATTGCCTTTTTTTAAAACAAGAGATTGGCAAACAAGCCGCACAAGAGTGTCGGAAATGAACGTGATGAACTTTTTGCCTTGCTGAAAGAAGCCTCTTTTACTTATCGGAAGGAAGTTATCGGTGAGAGTAAATTGTATGAACTGTATGTGGAGGATTTTCTGAACGGTCATTATTATAGTGACCACCGGGATGCCGCCGGGAAAAACCGACATCGGAAAAACATCGGTATTCTCAGAGGAATACTGACAAAACGTAAAGACCTTGTGGAGCTATTCTTCTCCAATATACTTTTTGCTCCTAACCGCATGGATGAGTTGCTTCGTCTGTTCAACACAACGAAAGCATCCTCCGGTCTGAAAGAAGAACCGGATAAGCCACGCCCTGAAACGAACCTTCCTGCCTTGTCTTTGGGTAGCTTTTTGAATGACAATCAACTGAGCCTCATTGCGCATTGTGCTAATGAGGCTCAACTTTTCACTACCCCTGTGAATGCAGGCATACTGCGTTCTCTTTTGGAAGGCACGTTGCATCAGCCGTTGAAGTCTGCCAATAACCGGTTGGTAGCTTTCTTTTTCGACCGGTTATGTCACCACCGTCTCATTCTCGGACGTTGGGAACATCTGTTGGAACAGGCCGGTTCCATATTGGGTTCCAAAGACGGCCGTCCGCTCAAACACGGCCAGTATTCCAGTGCACTTAGTCTTGCCAAGAGCAATCCAAACAGTATGCAGGAGGTAATCAGCCAATGCGTACAAGCTGTCAGAGAAATGACAGAAAGAAACACAACGGATAACAAGTGACACAGAAAAGGATAACAGTTCGGATAACACTTCCGAACTGTTACTCTCCTTTTTACAAGCATTGAAAAACACATATCTACCTTTGCCCCGAAGCGATAAAGTTTCGGGGTATCACTCCCCCATGTCTAACTCAAAAAAGAATACAAAATGAACCAACAAGAAGAAAGAAACTGTGTAGCGGTGTCCTGTTCATCATGTTTCCTGAAGCTTAGTATGCTCCAGAAACAAACGGAGAAGATTGAAAATATGCTGTTTTGCATCAAGAAAACACTCAATTTCAAAGAAGCCTGCCTGTATATGGGGCTGTCGAGAAGCCAGTTGTACAAACTTGCCAAGAACGGGCATATCCCCCACTACAGACCGTCCGGTAAACTGTTGTATTTTAACAAGCAGGAATTGGACGAATGGCTCTGCCGGAACCAAGTGGAAGAAACCGAAAAAAACTGTCCAAAGGAGATGCCGGACAGCATGAATGAATGTGTTGAACCCGATAAACAATTTGCATCATGACAGAAGCCGGATTTCTTGAAACACTTAAACGGGTAGAAGATGTGGCCGTCATCCTGACCCGAATGGAAGATATAAACGTAGTATTGGGCAAGATAACCACCATTGAAGCCTTCATTGATCGTTTCGGGACGCTTGAAGCCTTGATAGAGCGTTTTGAAAGCGTGGAGAATCAACTCTATTACCTGAAAGATATGCTGAATATTGATGAAGCCGCCAAATACCTGAATATCTCCAAAGGGCATATGTACCGGCTTACCTCCAACCGTGACATATCCTACACCAAACCGAATGGCAAGAACATCTTCTTTGAAAGGAAGGAACTGGATGAATGGAAACGGCGCAATCCAGTCCTTTCACAAAGGGAACTGGAAAGACAGGCTGCTATAATGACCGCCCATGACCACACCGGCAAGCCCAACCATAAAAAGAAAGGGGGAAAGCCATGATACCGACCCACCTGCTTCAAACCGGAAATGACATAGATCGTTCGGTTTATGAACAAATCCTGCAATTCATCCGCCTACGTGTCACCGAGACCTACGCTTTTCCGCCGGAAATTGTCCGTGTCGATGACATAACCATTGCCACGCTCGGCAACTTCAGTGCTTCGGTCGGTAAGCCCAAAAGCAAAAAGACTTTCAACATCACGGCAATTGTGGCTGCAGCGTTGTCGGGCAAAAACGTGTTACGCTACAACGCACATTTGCCGGAAGGCAAGCACAAGGTGCTTTATGTAGATACGGAACAAAGCAAATGCCATTGCCACAAGGTGCTTGAACGCATCCTGAGACTGGCCGGGCTACCTACTGACCGTGAAACGGACAACCTCGAATTTTTCATGCTGCGGGAATACAGCCCCAAACAACGCCGACAGATTATCAACCATGCGCTGGCTTCCGATCCGGGTATCGGTTTTGTTGTCATTGACGGCATCCGTGACCTCCTGTATGACATCAACAGTCCCAGTGAGTCTGTTGATTTGATAAACGACCTCATGCGCTGGTCAAGTATGCACGACCTCCATATCCATACAGTATTACATCTGAACAAAGGAGATGACAATACGAGAGGACATATTGGCACAGAACTGAATAACAAAGCGGAAACCATTCTGCAAATCACCAAGAGCCAGTTTGACGGTAATATCAGTGAAGTAAAAGCCATGCACATTCGTGAAAAGGAGTTTGAGCCGTTCGCTTTCCGCATCAATAACGATGCCTTGCCTGAACTGGTGGGAGAATACTCGTTTACACAAGAGCGTAAGGGCTTCTGCGAATCCATTTCCGATGTACAACACGCCCAGGCTCTCAGGCTGGCATTCAGCGAGGGGGACATAACCGGATACAGACCGCTTATCAAAGCGCTCCAACAGGGATATACCGAAATCGGCTTCAAGCGTGGCCGGAACATCTGCATTGAACTGAACAAGTATCTGATGGGGCGTGGCATTATCGTGAAACAGGATAAGAGCTACCATTACAATCCGAAGGTGCTGGAGTATAGCGGCTGTACCTCCGATAAAGAGGTTTAGTTTAACGTCGGTGTATATATAAGATAAACTTTATTAAACCCGAATAGAAACACAAAAGTTATTATGAACATAGCCCAGACCAAACAAATAGATATTGTGGACTTCTTGAAAGCAATCGGTTGTTTCCCTACAAGGGAAACCGCTTGTGCGGCATGGTTCCGTGCCCCGTATAGGGAAGATATGACACCTTCATTCAAAGTCAATAAAAATCGGAATATCTGGTATGATTTCGGACTTGCCCGGAGTGGCGACATCATAGACTTGGGTATTCTTATCTATCATACCAATGATATATCCCGTGTACTGAAACTGATAGAAAACGCCACCCCGGGAGTACCTGTCAAGGCAAGAACATTCCTGCCCTCTTCTGAGGAAAGGAATGAGATCTTGCGGAACATCCAAATCGGTGCGCTGACTTCGGTAGCCTTGAAGTCCTATCTGGCTTCACGGGGCATTGATATGGAAATCGGAATCAGGGAATGCTGGGAGATACACTATACCTGCCGTGGAAGAGCCTACTTCGCTATCGGTTTTCCTAATATAGCCGGTGGATATGAAATGCGCAGTCCGTACTACAAAGGGTGCATTGCACCTAAAGACATATCAGTGACCAACACCACAAAGACCACTTTGGCATGTTGCCTGTTTGAAGGCTTTATGGACTTTCTTTCTTATTTGACACTAGTAAAACAAGGAAAGTTGCCGCCTCCGTGCAGACAGCCGGATTTAATTGTACTGAACTCGGTGAACAACCTGTCCAAAGCTCTGTCCCGGTTGAAAGCATACAAGAAAATCTATTGCTTCCTCGACAATGACGATGCCGGACGAAAGGCGGTGGATCTGCTTCGGGAAATGAATACGGCTACGGTATATAATGTGATGGAGGCGTTTCCTTATTATAAGGATGTCAATGACCTGTTGCGCGATAAGAAAAGGATGCCGTGAATTGACTTTAAACAAAAGAATCATGTCCTACACAAGTTTATGTGCTGGATATTTTGTATTTTTGCCTAACAATTAGAACAATGGAACAAGAACGATTTAAAGAAATACTGGAAATAGGAGAAACCATTCGGGTGGAGTTTAAACGCTGTGGAAATGGCATTGAAAGCGATACCTATGAAACGGTATGCTCTTTTCTCAACCGTTTTGGCGGTGATCTATTTTTAGGCGTGACGGATTCCGGTCGTGTTGTCGGCGTACCTGAAAATTCCGTATCTTCAATGATTAAGAATTTTATCAGTTGTGTCAGCAATTCGGATTTGATAACTCCTACTGTTTATTTGGAGCCCAGACCGCTTCTCTATGAGGGTAAAACCGTGATACACATTCATGTCAATCCGAGTGCAGAAGTCCATTCCTATAAAAAGGAGATATTTGACCGGGTGGATGATGCGGACGTACACGTGACCAGCACCTCACAAATAGCGATGATGTATATCCGTAAGCAAAGTATCTTTACAGAACGGAAGGTATTTCCATATATAAAAGTGGAAGATTTGCGACTCGACCTTTTGCCGACTATCAGACAAATGGCTGCTAATTCCGCTAACGGTCGGCATATTTGGCAAAAGACGGATGATATGGAGTTGTTACGCTCTGCCGGTCTGTTCGGTACGAATCATGAGACAGGAAAGCATGGACTGAATCTTGCAGCCGTATTACTGTTAGGTCGTGACGACGTTATAAAAGATGTGGCACCGGCTTATGAAACGGATGCTTTGCTTCGCCGAATCAATATAGACCGGTATGACGACAGGGAGATTGTATGTACCAACCTTGTGGAAAGCTATGATCTGTTGATGGAATTTGCCCAAAAACATTTGCCGGATCCGTTTTATCTTGAAAATGAACAACGGATAAGCCTGCGTGGAGTAATATGCAGGGAAATGGTATCAAACATACTCATCCATAGAGAATTTTCAAGTTCTTATCCTGCCAAATTCGTTATTGAGAATAACCGTATATACACGGAAAATGCTAACCGTGCCTCGTGGTCGGGTGAGATAACCCCGGAAAATTTTGAGCCGAATCCCAAAAATCCAATCATCGCCTCCTTTTTCCGCAATATCGGATTGGCCGACAAACTCGGTTCCGGTGTGCGTAATATTTTCAAATACGCCAAGTATTATCAAGGTGGGCATCCCCATTTTTTTGAACAGGATATTTTCCGTACAAGTGTTGAGTTTGAAAGTGAGACTATAAAAGTGGCAGATGCGACTATAAATGCGACTATAAGTGATGCTGATGCGACTATAAACGCGACTATAAGTGAAGAGGATTTGCAGATGTTGAGACTTATTCAAGCCAAGCCTGACATCACCTATACGGAATTGTCCGAACAGTTGAATTTGCATCGTGCTACGGTTGCCAGACGTATCAAGAGCCTTGCGGAAAAAAGAGTCATATCGAGAATCGGTGCCAGAAAAACAGGTGCATGGAAAATTAATATTTCTTTATAAAACAGGAATATATAAAATGGAAGAAGGTATCTACTCTGATACCTTCTTTCATGTATATTAATCTGTTATCTCACAAAAATAATCCAACTCGTCGCCTTTTAGATTCTCCATTGCATATTGTTCGGTCTGTTCCCAAAGTTTTTCATACAGTTCTGAAAATTGTGGTTTTGTTTCATGGTGTTGCCATACTTTATGGTTGAGTACCAATGTTAGCTCCGTGAGATACTTACAATTATCTTTCCATTCTTCAAACGCACGGTTGAAGGTGTCCTGAATACCTGCAAGTCCAAAATGGTCGGCTATCGTAAAATCGTTCCAGAAGGTGGTCTGCAACTCGTAGTCGTTTTCTTTCATAAATTCTCTGAATGTCATGTCATTTCAATTTTAGGATTTTATTATTAATCCCCTGCCGCAATTGAAGTGCAGGGGAATTTCTTCAATACCGGTATCAAGCCGATAGCAGTATGGGCATAATCAATGCTACGGTTTCCATCTGGTCATCGTCGGTTACAGGGGTGATAACACCTGCACGTTCTTGCGTGCTTAACTTGAACTGTACCTCTTTGGTGGTGATATTTTCCAGCGTTTGTTTCAAAAACTCCGCTTTGAAGCCGATGCGCAAATTGCCGCCTTGATAGGCACAAAATACCGTTTCTTCAGCATGGGTGGAACAATCAATATCCTTTCCCGAAAGCACCAACGACAATCCCGAAAAGTTCATGGCCACCTCGCAACGTGCCTTGTCCGCAAATACGCTTACCCGTCTGACGGCCGCCAACAGTTCGTTTTTGTCGAGAATGGCTTTTTTGTCACTATCCGTGGGGATAACGGCATTGTAGTTGGGGTATCTTCCCTCTATCAGCCGTGTGCGGAAATAGTCTGTTTCTGTTTGGAAGGCCATTTCACGGTCAGTAATGAATACCTGCACTTTCTCATCTGACTTACTTGTCATACTGCGCACAATCTTTGCAGCTCTTGAATGTAACAGGAAATTGTACTCTTGTCCGTCATCCTCAACCTTGTAAATGTTCCGTACCAACATGGAGCCATTGGTAGCGGCACATTGCAATTCATCGCCCTTCTTAGTGAAATAGATGCCGCAAAATATAGGACGAAGGTCATCGTTGCCAACGGCATATAAAGATTTGCCGATACTATCATTCAAGACAGATGCTTCGATAGTGGCCTTCACGTTTTTCTCCATTGTGCCAGGAAGGACGTAATCCTTTGCCGGAAATCCCACCATGTCGAACTGGCCGTTGTTGTAGCGGATAACTACCGACAAATTTTCCTCGTCCGCTTCAAAAGTGACAGGCTGGTCTCCTAAATTCTTCAACGAATCAAGCAAAAAACTCGCTGTGACACATATACTTTCGCTGTGTCCGTTAGCTCCGTCCATATCTATGACAGGGAGCGTGCTGCATCGGCTACAATCCATGTCGGATGCCGTTATTCTCAATACACCGTCTTTGAGTTCCAATAGGAACGTGGAATAGATAGGCAATGCCACCTTACTGTTCATTACTTTTGCCAATGCAATTAACTTGGCGTTCAATTCTGTTGCTGAAATTGTGAACTTCATAACTGATTTGATTTATTTCCCTATCATCGGGAGCCTTTGCCCCTTATTGTGAGGAAGTTATTTATGGTGCTCCGACTTGGCAGGTGCGTATGGCACAAACTTTTTGGTTGAAATACGCTTTTTACGCGTGTGGAAAAAGGAAGATTTCAATCACTGGGGCACTGATTATCCGAAAATCCGCTGCCTCCCGCCCTAAAAGTTTGGAGCAATCAAAGCAAGCCTGCCGGAACTTTGCGCCAGAAATGCCTCCGCCCAATGAGGGCATAGATGTGTATGATTCATATCTCCTTGTATATAAATGGTAGAGAGCGGAATACCTGTAATTGTGGTATCGGAGTATGATTGACAGTCTGATTTTTCACTGCAATCATAAACCCGGTTAAAAAAGGAGGCTTTGTTGCTTTGTCTTTCATCGTGTACCTCTATTTCATTATTCCTTTGCGGCATCAATCGAACAATCAACGCATAAACACAATACGAAATGAGTCCATTTTTGACATTTGCCATTTGCCTGAGCATCGCCTACCTCCTTTACTACGGTGCCAACATCGGCAAGGATTTATACGCTACCGGAAAGCAACTTACTTCCAACGAGGAAGTGTTTGAGATTGAAGACGTTCCAGTTGAAACCGCCGTCTCTGTGAATGAACAGGGAGACGGCTTTTTTATTGGCGATGCCGAACCGGAAGAACCTGCGGAAGTGCTTGACCCGGAAAAGGAAAGCGAAAAGAAAGAAACTGCCGAGACAGAGAGACGCATTGCTTCGCTGCAAGAGAATCTGGATGAAGCGGACGTAACGAGCGAATACGGCATCAAAGCCCCAGAACTCCATGAGTTACTGGAAGGCAAGAAAGCTTCGCTGTTCAAACCCGAAATCAATGTCATCCGAAATGTATTGTAAGAAGATTATCCGTTATAGCCTGCCGGTGTCGTGCCTCCTTTCGGCGCAGTCCGTTTTCGCCAAATGTGGCGGCGTGGATTACAGTTGGGGAGCCGATGCGCTGGCACTGATGCACGACTATGTAGTGACCATGATGCTCTATGTGCTGTATTTGACCTATGCCATTGCTGCACTTGTTACTATTTACGCCAGCCTACAAATCTTCATCAAGATGAATGCCGGCGAGGAAGGTATCGTCAAGGAGATACTCATGGTTGTGGGAGCCTGTATGTTCATGATTGGAGCCTCTATCGTGTTCCCAGCTTTCTTCGGCTATCAAGTTTAAAAAATACTCATCTGCGCAGAGAGTACCATAATGTCTAATTAAAAACAAGAACGAATGTTGCAAAAAATTAAGAAAATGATGAAGGGCATCTGCTCTTCCGAAAGAATCAAGATGCTTTCATTTATGCTGCTGGTCGGAACGGTGACAGCTTTCGCCCAGAACGCGGCCGGTGACTACTCCGCCGGAACGACCGCCCTCGGCACGGTGACGGACGAAATCGCCAAGTACGTGCCGTATGTAGTGAAACTGTGTTACGCCATTGCCGGCATTGTGGCCGTTGTGGGAGCAATCAGCGTGTATATCAAAATGAACAACGAGGAACAGGACGTGAAGAAGTCTATCATGATGATTGTAGGAGCTTGTATCTTCCTGGTAGCTGCTGCACAGGCACTTCCGTTGTTTTTCGGTATCTCCGCTTAACGGCGCATGGGAACCCAAACGGACAACAGCCGCTACACGGGGTACCCACTGTTCAAGGGGCTTCAACGGCCTCTTGAACTGATGGGACTTCAGGGGCGGTACATCTATTGGGCGGCCGGAGCTGTCGGCGGGGCCATTCTCGGCTTTATCCTTGCCTACTGCCTGATAGGTTTCCTCGCCGGACTGCTCACTTTGGTGGCCTCTCTCGCCGTGGGTGCCGGATTTATCCTGCTGAAACAGCGCAAAGGGCTGCACAGCAAGAAGAACGATAAAGGAGTATTCATCTATGCTTATTCAAAAAGGAAATGACAATAACCGTAGTTTGTAGAAAAAGTAAAATTGCTTGGCTGTTTCTTCCATGTGTCCTACTGCTCGCATCCTGTGGAAAACGACAGGTAACGAAATCAGCCACGGTAGAAGCGCAACAGACAGCCGGTAAAATTCGGCAAGGCTGGGCTACAGCCTGCCGTCCGTTGACAATCACTTCAGAGGGAATGGAAACAGGACTGCCGGACATCGGGGTGTATATGCATCTTGCGGACGCCACAGACACGGAACGGAACGCCTTTTACGGAGTGCCGTTCATTTATGATAACGGGCGTTATGTGGCGCAGAAACATCATACCGTGACCGCTGACACGCTTGCCGCCATCTATGCCTGTTTCCCTTATCGGCAAGGACTTGCCGCAGATGATAGTCTTGTACTGGCTGCTCCTTTCGGGGAAAACCTGTACGCTGTGGAAACGGCCCGGCATATCGGCAAGGAGATTTCCGTGGAAATGGATTGGCGCAGTTCAATGGTGCTACTCTGCATCGGATGCGAGAGTGACCGGTTGCAAGAGCGGCTGGATGAACTTACGCTTACGGGGGAGAACCTTTGCGGACAGGCTGTCTATCAGCCTTACTTGGGTAAATGGAGACCTGTGGGCAAAGGAGGCACGTTGAACGCCACGGATGCGGACTGCCTGTTGAACAATGGCCGGAAACATGACTTTTATCTGGTGCCTACCGATACGGAAGGCGCGGTGACGATTGCCGCCACCATTGACGGACACCCATACGCCGTGCGGACAACATTGCCTCCCATGCAAGCAGGAAGCCTTGTAAGGCTAAACCTGCGCAAAGGCAAGGAAGGATTGGCGGTGAATGGCAGTTGGGTGGAAACCCGGCGCAAGCTCCGCTACCAGCCTGTGCAGCGTGTGGATTCCGTGGAAGTGGGTCACTACCTGCAAAAAGACGGTGGGATATGTCCTCAACGTGACAGCAATTCAATTGCCATGGTAGTGGAAACGGACGGGAGGCACGGCAAAGCGGTGGCGTTGCGCGACAGCGAGGGTCGGTATTGCTATTCGGGAAAAGTTTTGACTTCCGGTAAAACTTTCCAGACCATTGATGGTAAACGTAAAGAGGGAGTCGTCAATCCCAGGCAAACGGATGAAATCATCGATGAGAACAAACTCATCTTTACTTCGGGAATGCCCTACGGTGAGCAATGCGCCTTCGGCTATGCAGACGGTGCCGATCTTACCCAAAGGCTGATTGACAAGTACCGTCAAACGGAGCATGCCTACCGAAGGAACGGGAGGCTGCTCGCCAGGAAAGAAATGCTTGCTGAAGTGGAGCAGCATCCGGGAAGCTATGTGCCGTCACTTGCGGAACTGGCACAGCTCTATCATCACCGGCAACTCGGAGAAACAGTCGGCTGTGAACCGATGCGAGGAGAATACCTGACCGTCAGCGAGAGTTCGGACAAGACCTTTTATCTGATTGACATGGAGAACGGTATTGTGACCGGAACCTTGTCAAAACAATATGCCAGCTTACGGCTGCGGTTATTTTATCTATTTTGATTCACCTAAAAAACAACACAAATGAACAATCTGGTAATATACAACGAAGCGGAAATCAACTCAGTGGAAATCTGCGTGCTTCCACCTTTATTCAAAGTAAAGGTAGTTATGGACTCCGATACCGATGCCACTGTGACGATTACAGACATTAACGGTGCAGAGGATTTTGCATCCGTGTGCATTGAAACGAACCGGAAGGAGCTTTCCGATGTACAGTTCACCGACAAGGAAAGGCTGTATATCGGTCGGGAGGTGGCACGCTGTATTGCGGCAGACATCGCCCTGTTTGTGGGACATGGCATTGTGCCTTATGAGTGCTACGATGAGCATCCTACGTTTGACCTGTTCAAGTTTTCGGATAAATGGGAGAATGATTTAGCTTTCGGAATCCGAAAGGTTTATTTCGCCCGATGTGACGGAAGCCAAAAACAATAACGCCCATGACGATTTATATTCTACTGATTCTTGCGGCTGTAGGCACGGGTATGGCCATATCGGTATATGCCTTTGGCACAGGAGGAAAGCGCAAGCGCATCTTCCAAGACATTTACTTCTCCGTGGAAGACAACGAGGGTGTCGGCGTGGTATATACCAAAAACGGAGAGTATGCGGCTATCCTGCGCATGGAGAACCCGGTGGATAAATACTCCGCTGACATAGACGGGTACTATGAATACACCCGGCTGTTCACCGCCATTGCCCAAACACTCGGCGAAGGGTATGCGCTGCACAAGCAGGACATATTCGTGCGCAAACCGTTCTGTGATGAGAGCGAAAGCAAGCGCGAATACCTGTCCGAATCCTACTTCCATTACTTCAATGGCAGGGAATATACGGACAGCCAGACCTATCTGACCGTGACGCAGGAAGCGCAAAAGAGCCGCCTTTTCTCTTTTGACGGCAGAAAGTGGCGTGACTTCCTGGTGAAAATCCGCAAAGTGCAAGACCAATTGAAGGATGCCGGTGTACGTGCCGAATTTCTGACAAAGGAAGATGCCAGCGAGTATATCGACCGCTATTTTGCCATGGATTTTACCCACAAGACACTCTCAATGAACAATTTCAAGGTGGATGAGGAATGTGTGCGCATGGGTGACCGGAAATGCAAAATATTCTCACTTGTGGACGTGGACAGCATCAACCTGCCCAGCTTGGTACGTCCCTTTGCCAACATCGAGGTGAACAACACGCAGATGCCTGTTGATGTGATGGCGGCCATTGACCAAATCCCGGAAGCGAGGACGGTCGTTTACAACCAGATGATTTTCATTCCTAACCAAAAAAGGGAGCTTGCACTGTTGGAAAAGAAGAAAAACCGCCACGCAAGTATTCCCAATCCGGGCAACCAAATGGCCGTGGAGGACATCAAGCAGGTACAGGAAGTCATGGCCAGGGAGGGAAAGCAACTAGTCTATACGCACTACAACCTGGTGGTGTGCTGCGACAGTGATGCCGACCTGCAAAAGCCCACCAATCATCTGGAAAACACGTTCGGACGTATGGGCGTCCATATCTCCAAGAGGGCTTACAACCAACTGGAACTGTTCGTCAATTCGTTTCCGGGAAACTGTTACGGCATGAGTGCGGAGTATGACCGCTTCCTGACGCTGGGCGATGCCGCCGCCTGTCTGATGTACAAGGAAAAAATACAGCACAGCGAGGACACGCCGCTGAAGATTTACTATACGGACAGGCAGGGCGTGCCGGTGGCCATTGACATTACGGGAAAAGAAGGGAAACACAAACTGACGGACAACTCCAACTTTTTCTGCCTGGGGCCTTCGGGAAGCGGCAAATCGTTCCACATGAACAGCGTGGTACGCCAACTACACGAACACGGAACGGATGTGGTGATAGTGGATACAGGTAATTCCTACGAGGGATTGTGCGAATATTTGGGTGGGAAGTATATCAGCTACACCGAGGAAAAGCCCATTACGATGAACCCTTTCAATATCACGAAGGCGGAACTGAACATCGAAAAGATAGACTTCCTGAAGAACCTGATTCTGCTGATATGGAAAGGTTCGGATAGTAAAATTTCGGAACTGGAGTTCCGTATCATCGAGCAGATTGTGACAGACTACTACGATGCCTACTTCCACGGTTTCAAGGGCTATGACCCGTTGCAGCGTGAGACCCTGCGCAAGACACTGACCGCCGCCGAAAAGCGCAAGGGTACGTGGAGTGTGGAGGAAATGGCGACACTCGGTAAGAAGATTGATGCGAAAATCAAGTTGCTGGAGGAACGGCGAAAAGCTTTGGCGGTGGCTTCGCTGTCGTTCAATACCTTCTATGAATACTCTTGTGAACGGTTGGAGCTTATCTGCCTAGAGAACAACATCACGGAAATCGACTACGACAAATACGCATACATGATTCAGCCTTTCTACAAAGGCGGCAACTATGACAAGATTCTCAACGAGAATGTGGATACCACGCTGTTCTCAGAGACCTTTATCGTCTTTGAAGTGGATGCAATCAAGGAAAATAAGAAACTTTTTCCTATTGTCACGCTTATCATCATGGACGTGTTCTTGCAGAAAATGCGTCTGAAAAAGAAGCGAAAAGTCCTGGTAATAGAGGAAGCATGGAAGGCAATCGCCTCGCCACTCATGGCCGAGTACATCAAGTTTATGTGTGCGCCCGTAAAGGTTGCATCGTAAATATCTCTTTGGCAAGAGATTAGGAAAGTGTTCTTTGAAAATGACCTA